CCTGCATTTCCTAAACCACAACAAGGTTACAAGAAAGGTGGTGACTATTTCCTCGGTGAGTACGCGCCTCGTTTGGCGAGGGAATTGGCAGAGTGGTTGGAATCTGGTGGTAAGCGTGATCTACGAGAGATTGGCGAGTTTATGCTCGAGTGGAATGTGAAGAATGGATTGCGCAAGTATCAATTCCAATATGCAGCTGTTGTGGCTGACATTGCAGATTGGTATCCACAGTATGTTAATTTAGAAAGCATGTTCTATTACGGTACAAATGCTGTAGAATGTATCTCATATCTTGCAAAGCCAACACAGAAGATGAAAAAGGAACAATTCCTCGATGCTGTGATGACAAAGATTTATGAAGATACACAAAGTGTACCATATAATGCTGAAGATGTATGTTGTGATTTCATTCGATACGTTGAGAACTATGTACGCCCAGGTCCGGACTACGATCATCTCGACTACGACAACTTGTGGTCATCATGCGGCATCAAGGACCATCCGTATGGTAGACAAAAGTATATGCTTGAACTTGGCCTCGTCAAGACATTTAACGGTATGAAGAATCATCCGTCAGATGATGCAATCTTACGAGAAAATAATATGACAGTTGATCAATATAAAAAATTATGTCACTCACTCACTTCTTAGGTGAACACGACCACGACATTCAATACCAGAATATTGCCGACGTAGAACTCAAGAACGGCAAACCAACTGAAAGTTGGATGAAAAATTGGTGTCAAGAAGCTCGAACGAATAAGTTCTTCGAGTTTTGTCGTGCCTATGACGAGCGTCAAGATTTCCTACTCAAGAATAACTATCAACAGTTCTCACATCGTCTACACTGGCATGAGTGTCCATTCGTCGATGAGATGAAGAAAGAAACTGACAGACGCAAGTTGATTGAGGCGTGTGTCTTGTTCTCGTTTAGTAATGAGCATTGGCAGACATTCAGGGCATGGCGAGATCATGGCTATGATGGTATGAAGGTACGATTCTCAAACTATCGCCATGCACGTTCTGATCTGTTTCAGATATACTATCCAAAAGATACGAAGGTCAAAGATTGGTTGATCGAAGTACCACGCCGTGTTGCTCTCGATATCGATTCGATGTTTGTTGAACGACAGACTATTCGGCCATTTACAATGATGGAGTTTGCCAAAAAGATGAACATCATCATGGTGCGTGACTACGGTTTTCGTAATGCTATGTATCCGTCAAAGAATGCAGCTCGTCATATTGCAATGTCACACCCCGAACTGGTAGATCCCGACTCATTCCTACATGGTGGTACAGGTTACTTCGACGGACTATCACAAGTATTTGATTGTCCTCATCTCATGAGTAAATCGAAGTATGAGATCGACGAGTACGGTGAGTATGTGCCTATGAACAAGTGGGCAGAGATGCAGGTACAACATATGGATTATTTAAAGAATCACCCGAATAATCCTATACACACTCATCAGTATCTCAACTTAGAAGACAAACTATGCATGCATTATAAGTTCATGTCAATGAAACTCGGCGAGAAGAAACAGACGAAGATGATCCCGTACGATTGGGTTTATCCACAAAATTGGTCATTAAAGACAAATAAGTATGACAGAACGAGTTCGTAGAGCCATGATAGAGGCAGTGACTGATACTGTACTCGCTACACCACTCAATATGGCATTGAGTTGGGTAATTTTATATTATGCCTTCGAGTTTATGTGGGGACCAACAGTTACAATGATAGCACAAACTGGTATAATGTTTTTCTTTGCAGTGAGTCGTAAGACTTATTTGCGTTTACAATTTGAGAAGAGATATGGCTCACAACAACCACGTAATTGATGGAGTAAATAAGGATGTCGGCATCTTCGGTTACGAAGCTGCTAAAGACTACTATTTGGAGATGTGTGATGGATGGACACCATACAATGACGACCCTGTTGTCAAAGTACATGATGGAGTGCGAGTTGTCAGGGACGACCTTATACTTGGAACGAAGACTCGAGCTGGTGATCTTCTTGCTGCTCGTTGCCCGTCTGATACCATGGTTTATTGTCAGCCTCGGACTGGTCTTGCCGGCGTATCTCTACTTGACGTAGCTAAACATCATGGTAAGAAGGTGAAGTTGTTCATGCCTTCTTCAAAACGAGTATCACTGCATCAAGCTTGTTGTATCGAGCGTGGTGCTGATGTAGAATTTCATCGTATCGCTGCGATGCCTAACCTCAATAAAAAGGCGAAAGAATATGCTGAACGAACTGGCACGTACTTCATCCCCCTCGGGCTCAAACACGAACTCGCCACTGCAGGAATCGTATACGCGGCTAGTAAGATTCCTGAGCCCGAAATCGTATACGTCGCTATCTCTACTGGTGTTCTTACAAGAGCTCTTCAGATTGCATGGCCCAATGCTACCTTCCGTTGCGTTGCTGTTGCTAGGAATCTTAAAGCCGGCGAGTTAGGTCGAGCTGAAGTCATATCAGAACCTTTACAGTTTACTCAAGCGGAGAAGAAAGAAAATCTGCCTCCGTTCCCAACCATTGATACATATGATGGTAAAGTGTGGAAGTACATACCTAAAAATACCAGTCAGGACATACTTTTCTGGAATGTAGGCACAGAACCTGTTTTACAAGATGAGACGATTTATGATAGAATAGATTCATATCGTCAGTGGGAGAAAGATCAATGCGCAGCTTAGTTGCTTGTCCGTTCAATGTAATGTCCAAATCCATGGACAGTCATCGCGCCGCACAAGGTGTCATATACGCTAGTCAACTCAACGAAGTAGGATACAACGCAGATGTGTGTATGTCTGGTCATTTGTATAAAGAAAATTGGGATGACTACGGTGCACTCTTTGTGTATCATGGTAATGATTGGGGTGGTTCACTGAATCTGTTTGGTGGTCTGCAAAATTATAGTGGTATCTACAACTTTGTCAACTTCTCAAAGTTTAAAGGTATGGTATACTCTCTCGCTATTGACATGCCTGACTACTATGCCATTATGAAAGAGAAGTTAGATAAAGCAAAAGAGAAAGGACAGTGGTTCGATCCCGAATGGAATGAAGTAGATTGGGATAATCTTAAGCGCATCTGTACAGAAGCAGAAACTGTAGACACAAATAAAATGGTACAACACAAAAAGATAGCAATTGGTGATAGTCATGCTATTTGCATGTATCGTCCTGGTTGGCAAAATATCTCTGTACCATTTAAGACATTGCACGGCGCATTGAAAGAAAGGCTCGATAGTTTTATTCCGAATGGCGGTTACACTGACATTGAATTTTATTTCGGTAACATCGATATTCGTCATCATCTCTGTCGACAAGATAATCCCGAAGAAGCCACAGTAGAATTAGTACGTAAGTATGTTGAACAGGCTCGAGGCATTGCAGATTTCTATAATGCGACGGTCAAGTTATACGAACCACTTCCTATCGAAAATCCTAGTCGTAAGATACCAAAAACTGGTTGGCATAAAGGTGCTCCATTTTGTGGTGATTGGGCATCACGAAACTTTGTACGTAAACTTTTCCGTGAAGAGATTCGAAAGACTCAAGGTGCTGGTGTAGAATTATACGAGTGGGTGGGAGAGATGATAAATAATAAAGGTGAGTTAGACTTTGAATATATGGAGAAACCCCAATCCGTACACCTTTCTCGTCGATGGTATCCACATTGGCAAGGTTACGAGTACAGTCACGCCCCATACATTGACTACACGCCGATACCTGAAGGGAATAAACAAGTAAATTCTCTCGAGGCATTTTTCTAGTTTACAAACCTGCAATTTTATGGTAGGATATTTAAAAGTGAGGATATATTATGGAAATCAACGTTCCAGTTGAAGAGCTACGCAAACATAAATTGTTTGTTGCGACACCAATGTATGGCGGCATGTGTGCTGGCATGTACACACGAGCAATGGCTGACCTGTCTGCAAAGATGGCGAAGTATGGCATTCCACTACAATTCTATTATTTGTTCAACGAGTCACTAATTACTCGAGCACGTAACTATTGTGTTGACGAGTTCATGCGTTCTGATGCCACACACTTGATGTTCATCGACTCTGATATTGGATTCAAGTCAGATGACGTGCTCGCTATGATGGGTTTAATGATTCAAAATCCTGATGAGTATGATGTTATGTGCGGACCATATCCTAAGAAGACAATTTCATGGGAAAAGATCACACAAGCTGTCAACGCTGGTGTGGCTGATGAAGATCCGAATGTACTTGAAAATTATGTTGGTGACTTTGTACTCAATCCACGAAAAACTGGTGGTATTAGAATTAGTGAACCCGCTGAGGTAGGTGAAGGCGGTACAGGCTTTATGATGATTCAAAAGCGCGTATTCGAAGAGTATGCTGAAAAGTATCCTCAGTTCTATTACAAGCCTGATCATATTCGTACTGCAAACTTTGATGGTACACGCGAAATCATGGCATACTTTGATGCATTGATCGATGACAAGTCACAAAACTTGATGAATGAAATTACTGCATTCTACGACAAAAATCCCGATGCATCCAAAGATGATGTGATTAATTTCTTGTCCGATAAGAAGACAGGCATTCATACTGACACATATTCGAATCGATACTTGTCCGAAGACTACATGTTTTGTTATAATGTAATTCGTATGGGTCGCAAGGTATGGATGTGTCCTTGGATGCAACTCAAGCATGTAGGTTCATATACATTTGGTGGTTCACTCGCACATATGGCTCAAATTGGTGCATCTGCTACGGCAGATCCAAACAAATTAGGTAAGAAAAAGTAGGAAACTATATTATGAAACTCAATACACGTACTATTCAAGTACTCAAAAACTTTGCGTCTATCAACCCGTCCATTCAGTTTTCTGAAGGTACGAATTTGAAGACCATCTCACCAAACAAGACGATGATGGCCAAAGCCAAACTCGAAGATATTATTCCTTCGACTTTTGCCATCTATGATCTGTCTCGTTTTCTCGGTGTTGTATCATTGTTCGAAGATCCTGAATATCAAATCGAAGAGCGTATGGTTAATATCGCATCACCTGGTCGTACAGTCAGCTATACGTTTGCTGATCCATCGACTATCATTACACCTCCTGATAGAGAGATTGTGTTAGAAGATCCCGATGTGGTGTTCGAACTCAAGCAAGAAAACTTTGCTGAGATCATGAAAGCACTTGGTGTCATGTCATTTCCTGATCTTGTCGTTGCAGGTGAAGATGGTAAAGTCATCCTTCGTGCAACTGACACTAAGAATCCATCTTCTGATAAATACGACATCGAAGTAGGAATCACCGATCGTACCTTTACCGCAGTTTTCAAAACAGAAAACGTTAAGATCTTGCCGTCCTCCTACACGGTAAGTCTTTCTTCGAAGGGCATTTCTCACTTTGTGTCCGACGATGTAGAGTATTGGATTAGCTTGGAAGCCAACTCGGACTTCGGCTAAACGATCAAAAGGGGGCACGGAACAGCTTGACGTGTCGGCCAAATGCGCGAAGGGAACGGGGCGACTGGCCATTTTATTTTATGATAGTAGGTGATTTATGCGTGATGATTTTTTATGGGTCGAGAAGTATCGTCCCAAAACCGTAAGTGATACAATTCTACCTGTTGATCTCAAGAAAACATTTCAACAGTTTGTCGATCAAGACAATATTCCAAACCTCATCCTCACTGGTGGTCCCGGTGTAGGTAAGACGACAGTCGCTAGAGCAATGCTAGAAGAACTCGATTGCGACTACATCGTCATTAACGGCTCGATGAATGGCAACATCGATACACTTCGTGTAGAGATACAACAGTTTGCCTCATCAGTCTCACTCAGCGGTGGTCGTAAGTACGTCATTCTTGACGAAGCAGACTACCTCAATCCAAACTCTACTCAACCAGCACTTCGCAACTTCATGGAAGAATACTCCAAGAATTGTGGATTCATTCTGACTTGTAACTTTAAGAACAAGATCATTGAACCTCTTCACTCTCGATGTAGTGTGATCGAGTTTAAGATTGCCAAAGATGACAAGCCAGATATGGCAGCTCAACTCTTCAAGCGAGTCATTAACATCCTCAAATCCGAGAATGTAGACTTCGATCAGAAGGCTGTTGCTGAGGTAATTAGTAAATATTTTCCAGATAATCGAAGGATTCTGAATGAATTACAGCGATACTCTGCTACTGGCAGGATTGACACTGGTGTACTCGCTAATCTACATGAGACTACACTACAAAATCTTGTTGGAGCTTTACGAGACAAAGACTTTACCACCGTCCGAAAGTGGGTCGCAGACAACTCAGACGTAGAAGCAGCTACCATCTTTCGTCAGATCTACAACAAGTGTTCTGACTTCATGAAACCTGGCAGTGTGCCTCAACTCGTTCTCATCCTCGCCGATTATCAATACAAGGATGCATTCGTTGCTGATCACGAGATCAACATGACTGCATGCCTCACCGAGATTATGGTCAACTGTGAGTTCTCGTAATGTGGAGAATTTGGGCCAAATCACTCGGTGAAAAAGTAGGTGAGACAGATACACAAGCAGATGCTGTAGCTATCATCAGGACTTTCTGGTGGCTCCTCCATGTGTTTACCTGTTTCATGATAATCATACATAATGGTCATAATTTAGGATGGTGGTGATGTTTAAGAGAAAGCCAGTAAAGAAATGTCAAACACCGAACTGTAGTAATGTACTGCCAGAAGAACCAGCTGTAATATATGTAGGCGAGTATGCGTTCGATGTTTGTGAAGAATGTGAAAAGTTGATGGATATTATACAAGAGAAAACGGAGGAGCACTATGGCGACGAGTCCCTTTGATTACCTCAACTCCATCAATGTCACAAAAAAGAATATGATGCGAGACACAGAGAATGATACTCTCGCTGAGAAGGACTATAATGCTTTTATTGTCAACCGTGGACTGTCATACTTTCAAGACACTGTTACTATTGCAAATGAGATGAATATCCATCACGAGCTCGACCACAAACTTCAATACGAGTTTCTTATAAATATTATAAGACCACGTAAAAGATTCTCGAAGTGGTTTAAGAAAGAGCAAGACAGTGACGTTGAAGCAGTTGCAGAGTTCTATGGCTACAGCAATGAGAGAGCAGCACAAGCACTAACTATCCTGTCTGATGAGCAAATAAGAAGAATAAAAGAAAAATTAGAAAAAGGTGGTTAGTATGAGTGCGGTAGAATCTCTAGTTGAAGTTACCCTCCAAAGTCAAGACGATTTCCTCAAGGTACGTGAAACACTTACACGTATCGGTATTGCATCTCCGAAAGAAAAGAAACTCTATCAGTCATGTCACATCCTTCATAAGCGTGGCAAGTACTACATTGTTCACTTCAAAGAATTGTTTGCCCTCGATGGCAAGCCTACAAACTTCTCTGAAGAGGACCAAGGCAGACGCAATACAATCACAAAGCTTCTCTCAGACTGGAATCTTATTTCAGTCGTAAACGAAGGAAGCATCGAAGATCCAGCAGCTCCCATGAATCAGATCAAAATCATTGCCCATAAGGACAAGAATGACTGGGAACTGGTGGCCAAGTATAATATTGGGAACAAGAAGAAGTAAGTTATTGATTTTCTTATGAAAAAAAATGTTACTAGTCGGCATGTACAAATGAAGCCCCCTATAGTAGAATGGGCATGTAATTTGGAGATTGTATGACAACAGTATACACCAAAAAGCTTACTCCTGTCCAACGTAAGTTGGCTCGGGATCTTATTCCTTTCTGCGTTAAAAAACTCATGCCTCGTATCAAAGACTTGCAAATCACCGTTGTCGGTGTCAAGAACTTGGTAGAAAACGAAGGTATACATGCAGACGTCATCTACGAATATGTAGATCCCGTTGCTCGTCCTAAAGACTATATCATTCGTGTTGATACAATGGACGATCTGCAAGAATTCTTACGTGTCATCTGCCACGAAATGGTCCACATTAAACAATGGGCTCGTGGCGAGATGTATTCGTATGATCGACATCCCAATCTAACTCGTTGGCATAAGCAAAAGATTGACCACGATAAGATGGATTACTTTGAACAACCATGGGAAATCGAAGCCCATGGCCGCGAACATGGCCTTTCGGTCTCGTTCTTACAAGAACATGAACAGTGGGCAGGATTTGTCTATGGAATTATTGAAGATTACAAAATGCAGCGACCCAAGCAAATGGTACTCGACCCACGTTGGTGAGACATTTCCGCTCTTAGAAACATTTCCAACAGAATATCTTACACGTCAACTACCTGATAACGACTTTGGTATCAGGTTCTTGAACTATATTGCTAAAGAAGATGCAGAGATAGTTCATGAGTGATGATGTAATTGTAAAAGCAATGGAAGAATGTGGTGAACTCGTTCAAGCATGTTCTAAATACTTAAATCGTGGGGGAAAACGAAACGAAGGTAAAGTGCTCGAAGAAGCTGCTGATGCTCTCGTTATGATTACTGCTCTGCTACAGACACTTGACATTGATGAAGATAAATTCCTCAAACGAGTCGAGAAGAGTAAGAAGAAATTTGACAAATACTATGAAGGAGAAATATAGTGAATGATATTATGACACTTGTGACCGCGGCTGGAGAAATGGTCGGCCGATTAGTAGAAAGTGATGATGATAGTGTAGTATTAGAAAATCCACGAGCATTCGTACAAACACAAAGTGGTGTTGGATTTGCACCTGGTGTTTGTCTGACTGGGATCAAAGAACCAGATACAGTAGAATTTCCTAAATCATCTATCATTATTATGTGTGAGACTAACGAAGAAGTTCAAAAGATTTGGCTTCAGTCTACTACAGGTTTGGTAGTATGAGAGAGAAGTTAATTCTTACTGACTGCGATGGAGTCATGCTCGATTGGACTTACGCATTCGATCAGTGGATGAAACGTCACGGCTATCGTATTCAAAATTTTAACGAATACGACATCGGCAAGAAGTATGAGGTAGGTTTTGCTGAGAAGAAGAGGTTGACTCGTATGTTTAATGAGTCTGCTTCCATTCGTAAGTTACCGCCTCTTCGAGATGCTATCAAGTACATTCGTAAACTACACGAAGAGCATGGTTTTATTTTCCATGTGATTACATCGTTGAGCGATGACGAGTATGCCCAACATCTCAGGACTAAAAACCTCTGTGAGACGTTTGGTCATACAGTCTTTGAAAAATATGTGTACCTCGACTGTGGTGCTGATAAGGACGAAGCGTTAGCTAAGTACGAAGGTAGCGGTTGCTATTGGCTAGAAGACAAGCCAGAAAATGCACTCGCTGGTCAAAAAGTTGGCCTGAATAGCTTACTGATGGCACATGAACATAATGCTAACAATGAAAATGCATTTGTTCGTGTACAAAACTGGAAAGAGATTTACGAGATTGTTGCTGGATGATTTTTAATTCTGATCCTATGCCTATCGTTTATCACGTCTTGTATAAAGGTGATATCGAAGGCACAAAAGGTACTATGATTGAAAAATACTATGACGATTTTCAACATGTAAAGATCGTGCCTTTTAGTGATGTGTTAAAAGTTACGAAACAAGAATCAGAAACA